CCGAGTTGGAGCGTGTGAAGGCAGAGAATGAGAAGGTTTGCGAGTGGCAGTCTGACAGTGACGGAATTTATCACACTTCTTGCGGTGAAGAATTCTACTACGAATGTGAACTAAACGAATGCCCATCTACAATTTACTGCCAACACTGTGGGAAGAAAATCAAGGAAATCCCCGCTGCCCCAGAGGAGGTTCACCCAGGAAATTAACCAGGAAACCTAGGCAGGAAATCGACACACAACCAGCCCCCTCGGCTGGTTGTTTTTATCTTAAAAAAAGGTACAATGAAAGCGACTAACGGAATAAAAGAGAAAGGAGGAGCAATGGCAAAAGATAACACAGCACCGAATCTCACGCTGAACCAGGACGTGGAAAAGAAAAAGGCTGATGCCTACGAGGACCTGAACACAGCGCCGAACCTGACGCTGCAGCAGGAGAAACCCAAGAAGGCAGCGGCCAAGGAACCAACCAAAGAGCCGGCCGGCATTAAAAGCGAACCGGATCCAGCAGCAAAGCCGAGTAAGGAAGAACAGGCCGGCAAGGCCAAGTAACCGATCCAATTAACCGAAATTATCACGCAGGACAAGGAGATAATAGATGTCACCATTACCTGAAGACACACGCACCACAACCCCCCAGGAAGTCACGATCAACCTGGTCGAGGCACCAAAAGCACTGCCGCCCATCGACTACAACAAGCTGAAGGCGATGTTCCAGAGCCGCAAATTCTGGGTGTTGATCGCAGCCATCGTGGCGATCGCAGCCGGATATTTCACCCAGGGAATCACCGAATGGCAGGCGATCCAAGCCCTGGTGGCAGCCCTCGGCCTCTATTCAACCGGCGTCGCAATTGAGGACAACGGCACGAACCAGAGAGGGTAACCATGACCCCACCCCTCCCAGAATCCGTGTGGTTGGAAATGGCAAGACAGATCCCAGCGGTCCTGGCGTTTTTATTGATCGCCGGCATTATCGTCCAGCTATTCATCAAATCGATCCGCAGCCTAACCAACGACTGGATGAGCTTCTTACAAAAACAATCGGAGGGAACCGAGAACGCCCTGGCAAAGGTAGCTCTAAACCTTGAGACCATGGGAACCAGGATCGTGGATCGGCTGGACCGCCACGACCAGGCCGTAGAGACCAGGGTAGTAAATGCACTGCAGCGATACAAAGGAATAGAACGCAGGATCGAGGAGCGGCGCCTCGAAGACGAGGTGCAGAAAGAGATCGGCCGGCAGAACGCTGCAGCGAATAAGACCACCATCAAGAAACGCAACAAAAAAAGGGAGAACAGCACATGATCACGACAGCGACGGAATGGCAGAACCGGATCGAGGATCACGGACTCGCCAACGTCGCCGACATTGTCCTGAATGAAAACAACTGGCGCACCCACCCCAAACAACAATACGAGGCATTAGCAGAGAGCCTCAAATCCATGGGGTGGGTGAAGTCCATCACCATCAACCTAACCACAGGCAATCTCGTCGACGGACACGCCAGGGTAATCCTGGCTGAACAGATGCACCAAAAACAGATACCAGCAGAGTACATCCGGATCAGCGAAGAAGAAGAACTCCTAGCCCTGCAGCTGTTGGATCCATTATCAGCGATGGCAGGGACCGACAAAGAGATATTACAACGGACGCTGCTGGTTTCCATGGCAGCCAACCACAGCCAGGGCATCAAAGAACTCCTGGAACGCATGGCGAAGAAGAACGACCTGAACACCGGCCAGACCAACACGGACGAACTCGACGGTCTGGATGATCCCATCCTTGCAGAAAAGTTAAGAGAGAAGTGGAAGACCCAGCCAGGACAGATCTGGCGACTGGGCCGGCACAAGATCCTATGCGGAGACAGCACCGACGAGGAACTAGTGGGCCGGCTGTTTTCACGCACAAAAGCGAAGATCAGCGTGGTATGGACCGACCCCCCATACGGCGTAGACTACGAGAGCGAGAAGGTCGGCAAGATAAAGAACGACGAGCTGGAAGGGAACGACCTGATCAAGGTGATCAAGAAAAGCCTGACGCTGGCAATGAAACGAGCTGCAGACGATGCGGCCTGGTACATCTGGCATGCGTCCAGCACGAGACGAGAATTCGAGTGGATCCTGGATGCGGTCGGATTGGAAGAAAGCCAATACCTGACCTGGGTGAAAGACAGCGCCACATTAGGCTGGAGCGATTACCACTGGCAGACCGAGCCGTGCTTTTATGCACACAAGGCAGGATTCAAATCCACCTGGCACGGTAACAGAGCGCAAAGCACGGTCCTGGAAGTAAAGCACGTAAAGGGCAGCGACGTGGCGATATCGATAGCAAACGGACTGCAGATCAGCGACGGCATCCACCCCCCATTTTTCATAGGAACCAAAGCCCCAAATAAAAAGCTGCGACACATCCGGCTGGAGCAGGACGAGAGTATCAAGGTCGGATACCTGGACGGCACAGACTGCATGCAGATCCGGAGGAAGGGAAAGAACGAGTACATGCACCCGACCGAGAAACCGGTGGAGCTGGCCGAGATCCAGATCACCAACAGCAGCCTCCAGGGTGGGCTGGTCTACGATCCATTCCATGGCGGTGGATCCGGACTGGTGGCCTGTGAGATTTCAAACCGCACGTTTTACGGCGCTGACCTGGACCCGAAATGGACCGCAGCGACCATAGAGAAATGGCACCGCATCACCAAGGCTGCCCCGATTTTGGAGTAAGCCATGACAAAACCCAAGAAACGAACCAGGCGGCAGGAGCCACAGCAAGACTCGGCAAAGATAGCCCTTAGAGAATTGGAATGCCTGAACCTGAGACTGGCCGGCTACGATTACAACACGATCGCAAAGAACGTCGGGTACCAGAGCGGATCCGCAGCATACAAGGCGGTCCAACGAGCGATCATGAAGACCCTGAAGGAGCCGGCCAAGGAAGTAAGAGATCTGGAGCTGCAGCGGCTGGACGAAATGATGACAGGCCTGTGGCTGACAGCAACAGCAGGAACGACCGAGATCATCAAGATGAGAGCGATCGACAGCATCCTGCGAATCATGGACCGGAGGGCAAAATACCTCGGTCTAGACAAAGAGAAGATCGAAGTAAAGCATGAAGGATTGGTAAATATAAATTGGAACGGACCCAGTATCCTGATTCAGGAAATACCACCGAAGAAGCTCTCCACAGCGCAGAAACCGTCCTAGATTGGTACGAGCTGTTCGGATTCCAACCCAAGCAGATGGAGGCCCTGGAGGCGCTGCGAGAATTCAGGTACATTTTATACGGAGGGACCAGAGGACCAGGCAAATCTTACTGGCTGCGCTGGACCCTCTTTTATTTGCTGGTCGAGTGGTACCGAATGGGATTTCCAGGCGTCCACGTGATGCTGGCATGCGAGACTTACGGCACCCTGGCCGACAGACAGATCACCAAGATAAACTCCGAATTCAAACCATGGATGGGTAAGATTTCACGCAACGAAAAAGACGGTCTGGGGTTCTTCCTGGCGCCTGAATTCGGAGGCGGAATCATCAAGCTAAGGAACCTCGACGACCCAGACAAATACAAAGGTGGAGAGTACGCTGCCATCGGAGTGGACCAGCTGGAGCAGAACCCGATCGAGACATTCAACACGCTGCGAGGATCCATGCGATGGCCAGGCCTGAAAAGAACCTACTTTCTGGCCACCGGAAACCCCCTGGGTATTGGCCACAGCTGGAACGTAGCCTACTGGTTGGAGGGAAACTTCCCCAAGGAAATGAACAAGATCAAGAGTCAATTCAAATTCATACGAGCCAAGCCGGAAGACAACAAATACCTGAGCGAGGAATACTGGGACGAGCTGCGATCAATGACACCCAGGATGCAGAAGGCATGGCTGGAAGGAGACTACTACGTGTTCCAAGGTCAAGCATTCCCAGCATACATGAAGGAAAAGCACGTCAAGTCATGGGCCGAGATCCGGACAGAATACCCAGAATTCATAGAGAAATTCGACCAATTCACCAAATGGAGAGCGGTCGACTGGGGATACACCGCACCGTTCTGTGCGCTCTGGGGAGCCAGGGATCCAGACAACGGCCGTGTTTTTGTTTACCGTGAGATCTACGCCACAGAGAAGACGGACCGGCAGCAAGCCAGGATGATCATCGACAACACCCCAGACGAAGAACACATCACGATCACCTATGCAGACCCAGCCATGTGGGCCACCAAGAATATAGACAACAAGACCACCACCTATGCCGATCAATTCCTGGCAGAAGGCGTCCCACTTACCAGGGCAGACAACGACCAGCTGAATGGAAAGAGGAAGATCGACCGCCTCCTGGAGCCATTACCGGACGGAAAGCCTGGTATCATTTTCCTCGACGTGGTGTACAATCTAATCAGAACGCTCCCCTACTTGGCGCTCGATGAAAAGAACGTCGAGAAGGTAAAGCCAGGCCAGGAAGACCACTCATACGACACCCTCCGATACCTCCTGACCTCAACAAAAGAATATCAGAAACGGCCGAACGTCAAGCCAATCGACCTGCCGCTGAAAAGGATGAGAGGACTATAAAATGCCAGACACCTATGACGAGACCACCCTGAAGGAAGTAACCGAATACATCACCGAGATAAAGCAGAACTACAGCAAGCGCAACGAAATCGATAACGAGATCGAGGCGGCGGTGAATTTTGAGTGGACCAAAGAGACTCCGAATAAAACCGGCGAGGAAGATATCAAACTGACGATATCCCCAATGGCGGCCAACATGGCCAACGGAGCGATCAACCTGATGATTGCCAGCAAGCCCACGTTCTCGGTCCCCAGTGAGAAGAACAACGCTGAGGCAAAGCAAGCCTCCTCATTGCTCGAACAGGTCGCCCAGGCGGTCTGGGACCTGAACGGCATCATCCAGCAGGTACCACTGGAGAACGACCTCGTCACCAGCGGCGTCATGTTTGGAGAAGTCTGCGGCGGCGTCTCATCCACCAAAGACATGCTGGAGGCGGCCAAGGGAGGCAGCAAGGCGGTCGTGAAAAGGATGGAATGGATCGCTGAAACCGTCCCTTACTTCTTCGAGATATGGGACCCCAGGACCTGCTACGCCGCCGAGGACAGCTACGGCCTGGCTGCATTTGTGAGAGAAGTCACCATGAAAAGCGGCCAGGTGATCGACCGCTATGGCAAGGACGCAACAGAGATCCTGGGAGACAAACGATACGAAGACGTCGTGCTGCAGGAATTCTGGGACAACGAGAAGAAGGTGGTCCGGATCGATGGCAAGGAAGGTGTGATCAAGATGGGAGAACACAACCTGCCGATCATCCCGATCGTGAACCAAACCGTCAACGGATCCAGGATCTACAGCAAGCCGGCATACCGAAGAAAGCCATTTTTATACGGCCTGATCAAGTCCGGACTTTGGTACCGGCAGAGCCTGGCATTGACCGTGATGTTTCAAAACCTGTTCACCCTGGGAGCCTGGCCAGAATTTGTATTCCAGGGAGAACCCGACAGCCCAGGACCGTCCAGAGATACCACTGTCCCAGACACGATCCGGATCGGGACTAACGAGAAATTCACCCAGCTGCAGAAAACACCAATCGATGCAGGAATGAAGTACGGACTGGAAACAGCGATGGCCCTGGGAGAAGAAAGCACCATGTACAAAGCAGCGCTGGGCCAACCACCGGCCGGATCCAACGCCTCATTTTCAATGGTCAGCCTCCTGCACCAGGCCGGTCGATTGCCACTCGTACCCCAGCAACGCAGAGGGAGCATGGGAGCCGCTCAATTTTGTAAGATCATGTTCACACTTTGGAAGGACTCTGGAGGCAGCAACAAGATCCAGGGATCCAAAGGACTGCTGGAAATGAAAGCAACAGAGATCCCCGAATCATTTATCCTTGAGGCCAACCTGGACGTGAGCATGCCACAGGACGACCGCCAGAACGCCCAGATCTTCGCACAAGTTACAGGTGGAGACGTACCAGGCGCATCGGTCGAATGGGGCCGGATGAACCTCCTGCACATAGGCCAGAGCGACGAAATGGACAAGGACATCCAAAGAGAGCGGATCAATGCAGCCGTGGCCACCGCAACGACCCAAATCGAGATCCAGAAACGACTCACAGCCATGCAGCCACAACAACCGGTCGCTGGGGCTGGAAACGTGCCACCAGGAGCCACTACAGGCGCCGCAAATCAACAACAGGGCATAGTAGACCCACAACAGGCTCAAATGCAACAACAGCAAGCCCAGGCCGCACAGCAAGGAGCGCCGCAAGGTTTACCCCCTGGCATTGAGAATATGCCTCCGGAACAGCTGCAGGCGATGATGGATCAGCAAGGAATACCACCGGAGCAGCAACAACAGATCCTGCAAGCGATCCAGGCCAAGCGCCAGGGACCACAGAACGCACAAGAAGGCCTGCCACTGACCGGACCGGTCCAACCACCGATGTGATAAGGAGCAGAGATGAAAGAAGACTTACCTGAATTGAAAATAGGGGAATGGCAATTCGCAAATAATTATACGGCGATTTGGATCCACGTCCCCAACGACCATTTACCATCAGATAGATGGCTGCCAGGACTAGTGCGGATACCAATATCAGAAACCGGAAGGGATATCACCCCTGTCTGGAAATGGGACGGAAACAAAGAAGCCCCCACGCTTACACCATCCATCGACGTACATGGAGTGTGGCACGGATTTCTCACCAATGGAAAACTTATCACGGCTTGAAAGGAGCAGCGATGCCAGTAAACATAACCGACGTGAATGATGCAATTCTCCTGGCGATGCACAACCAGGAAAAGCTGGTGGAGGAGGCCTTCGCCGAATTCTTCAAACCCCAGCAGGACGCCGTGATGGCGATGACGATGAAGAACATCCCAACAGAAGTGAAACAACGGCTGAAGGAGCTGGCTCCAGACGCCATGAAGAAAATCGAGAAAAGGATCGCTAAGAAATAGGAGGCTAAGATGGCACTAAGTGTAGGACAAGATACTGGATACAAAGCACCGATAGGACTAGGGCCTAAAAAGAAAACCAGACTGGACGAACTGCTGATGCCAGATTGGAAAATGCCGGCGTTCCCAGCAGGAGGGAGCATCCCCCAACAAAATATCTTCCGCCCTCCAGGACAAGCACAGGCTGCAATCGGAATGCCAAACATGGGACCAGGGGAATATGGAAAACCACAGCAACCAAGTACAACCCTCTGGGGATCGGGCCAACCAGATCCGTCCGGAAAGCCCAACTGGAACATTTACGGCCAGGATCCGACAAAACCGATCGGAGCAGGAGCTGGCAGCAATCCGGCCACATGGGGAAAACCAAATTACAACATCTTCGGTGCGCCACCGGATAAAAGGATATCGTTCACAGACCAAGGATCGGGACAAGCTGGACCTATAACAGGGCAGATGGCCAAGCCAGGAGCCGTAACACCAGGACAATGGGCAGAAGGGCCTGATCTTGGATTTACGGATCCAGTGACTGGTGATTTCGTTCCTTCAGGCTTTGGAACAGGTGAGATGTGGGGTTTCGATCCGGTGACTGGTGAATACATGACAGCAGATGTACTCCCATTTACCTATGAACAGCTGCACGATCCTGAATTCATGCGGAACTATACGCTGGGCCGAGAAAACTCAATCAGCCCGACAGAGAACATGCAGAATCAATTCCCAATGCTCACCCCCGAATACATGGAGCAGCTATACACCGACTGGCTGGCTGATCAAAAGCCCGAAGAAATGACGGAAACCCCTTCACAATATGGCCCACCGCAGCAACCTCAGCAGAATTACTACTACGACGCACCATCATACCCTTATATACCGTCCAGCTGGAGCAGCGCCAAAAGCGGCGGAGGCGGAGGGTATCAAAACTTCTTCAAGGCCCTTTATTGGAGAGTAGGAGAATAACATGCCACAGCCGACGCCAGTCACAACGCCAAAGATCGAACCACCGAAGACCCCACAAGAGGCCTACGATCCTGACGTCCCACTGTGGCGGCGGCAGCAGATCTCCGGAGCAACAAAGAACATAGGCGAGATGATGGTAATGTCGCCAAAGGAATTCTATGAGGCGGCAAAAAAGCCAGGACCGGATAACCCCTACAATTACTACGCCTTGGATAACCCTGGGCTGATTGATTACGCCAAGAAAAAAGGGGAGTACGAGCTGCAATACACCAACCTCCCCAACGAGGAATACAGCATCCGCTGGCCGGACATGAATTACTGGGAAAACCCCACCAGGGTGGCCAGGTACAACTACCTGCTGAACAACGCACCCAAGGACTGGGTCGCCCCCGAATGGATGGACAAGGACCTGATCGGGACGGCCTACAATTACCTGAGCGTGATGAACGAAGGAAAGCCATGGTGGGAATGGAAAGCCCTACCCGATAAAGATCCGGTCAACCAATACCTGGCACAAATGGAGCTGCCGCCTTACCAGGCTCTGCTGGGTCCGGAGAAAAACCCGATCGACAACCCGATGCCGAACGAGGTGATCCCCGACTGGAACAGCATGAAGAAATGGCAGCAGGCAGCTCTAACCCTTTTCTCCACCCAACCCATGACGGACCGCCCAGACTGGACACGTGGAGCCTTCGTTCAGGCACTCTCAACAGGCATGGTCGGAGCAGCGATCGGCGGAACGATCGGCAACATCCCAGGAGCGATAATCGGTGGGATGGCAATTACAGGCGCCCAGCTCTACCAAAACTACAGCGGCAAAAACATACCGGTTCTCTCTGATATATTGGAGTTACTCGACCTACCGGCGATCATTCAAGAACAGATGACTGGGGTCGGAAACCAAATCGTGGACTCTGACTGGAAGACAGTCATGGCAGCCTTACCAGAGGCAATAGAGGCCGGCAAACTTCAATACGAAACAACCGGACATAACTGGGCCGTGAACGCATTGGCGGTCTTAGCTGGAGACGACCCAGCCAAGAAAGGATACACCTGGCAGCTCGACAAAGGATTGACAGAACCCCAGCTGATCAGGGGAGCCATGGGAGGAGCCGCACTATCCGAGGCAAGGAACAGGATGGTGGCAGGAGAAGACCCCTACGTGGTTTATGCCGACATCTCGGACCGGTTCGGTTTCTCTGGAATGATCAACGACTTCGTATACCAATCGGTACTGGACCCACTGAACCTGCTGCCCTTCGGATTTGGTAGAGCCGGCCAGGTGGTAGGGAAAGCGACCGGAAACGTCCGGATGGCTGATGCCTTTGGAAGGAACGTGGGGAAGGCATGGATCGACATCTTACCCCCAGGACTGCAGCAAATCGCCGAGGTCGCAGCCAAGAAGATCAACCCGAACTGGCATGCGTCCCAAGGTCTGATTTCAACAATGAGAGATTACCGCAGCATTATCCGAGGCGGCGATTTCACGAGCGGAGCAACACCGGTACTCCCCAAGGACCTGTCAGGATTTGAAAAGCTGGTGGGTGGAATCACAGCAGAAGGAACGCTGAAAGACCTGGGACCACGACAGCACACCACCGGCGTCAAAGGCGCTGCAGAATACCTCCGGACTTTGAAACCAGAGGCCAAAGCCTACGCCATGACCGATATCCTGCATAAATACGTCTCGGCGATGTTCAACACGACCGACACCGCATCCGAGCTGGCCACCATTATCCGCCAGGCAGGAGCGATGGACCCGAAGACTGCAGGAGAGCTGGGTAAACAATTCCTATACAGCCCTGAACTGGCGACGGTCTCCGCTGCCATTCGGAGCTTTGACAAGAACGGAACCCTGGATACCTTCGTATTGCAATATGAATCAGCAGCCAGGCAGCGAGGATCCCTGGAATTATTGAGTAAGGCGACAGGAGACACGACCGGCAAGATTATCGAGGATTACACCAAGGATCCGGACGCCCTGTTGACCAGGATAAAGCAAAACCCACAGGCCCTGAAGGTACTGGAGGCCACGAAGACACCGGTAACCGTCGACGGATTGAAAGAAATCCTCGGCATTTTCACCGGTAAAGACTACATCCCATGGGATATCAGGGAAATGAAAGCCCAGATGGCCCAGGCATTAGCGACACACATGGACGGCTGGCTGGTGGATAAACTGGGCATCAAGCCCGATCACTGGTTCTTCCGCCTTTCCAACGCCATGAAGGGGATCCAGAGCTTGATGCTGCTCAACAGCCCGAATTACATCATGGCCAACACGGTGAACGGCATTGTTACCAAAGCCGCCCAGGGAGTGGGAGGTTTCATGACGCCGTCCCAGGTGGCAAAATTCACCGATCGCTGGGGCCAAGAATCGTCCAGATTGACCGGAGAAGGCGTGATCTCACACGTGGCCGGCGACCTTTCCAACAAGAGCAAGATCAGCGCAGCAAAGGACACCCAGGACATGCTGGGGAAGGTTCAGAACTTGATCAGGAAGGCCAAACCGCTGGCCGTTTTCAGCAATCTCTCCGGAAAGCTCGAAGGCCTCGAAGGACGAGCAGCCACGGCAGCCGGCACAATTCAAATGTGGAACACCCTCTGGAAGAAAGGGACCGGATTTACCCAGATGCCGTCCGCTGTTGAGGCAGCGCTGAACAGAGTGAACCCAGGCATGGCGGATATGATTTACAAAGCCGTCGAGGCTGGCATGAACATGAACGAGATCACCTCCTCGTTGTTTGAAGGAGCGATCAAGAAAGAGGTCAGCACCTACATCTCAGACGCCGCCAAGAAACGATATCCGCAATCGCCGGAGATTGGCGAGACCCTATTCAAAGTGACCATGCTGGACCAGGAAATGGCAGCCTTGATGAAGGACGTCACCACCGAGGCGCAGATCGATGCGGTGATGGATATCATGGAAGGCCGGATCCAGGACGTGATCGACGAAACTATCGGAGCAAACCTGGCGTCCAGGGGCATGGAAGTCGCAGAGCTGGTCAAACAGAACGGCTGGCCTGCAGCTATGGAGCTATTCGGTGAGGCCCAACAGCGAATCATGGAACGATGGCTGGAGCATTACCAGAAAGCGCACGACCTCGGAGAACGAACCATCAACATGACCTACGAACGAGCGCATGCAGAGTGGCGCCGTTTCAACAGGGAAGAATCTAAGTCCTGGGAGATGATCAACGCCTTCGAAATGCAGACGCTGGCCGGCATTGTCAAATCCATCGGCATGGAAAGCCCAGAGAGCCAGGGGTTCATTTCCAAAACCAAGATGCTCCAGGATTCATGGCGTACCTTTTTCGATGGATATGACATCGATACCAGGACCGGACGCAGGATCCCAGACAAAGGCATCCTGATCGATGAGACCTACCGACGCCACATGGACGGAAAGAACGATATCCTCCGGAAATACCACGAGCGCAACTACACCAGCAAGGCAGCCAGGAGAGCCGCCAGGGATCGTGCATTTGCCGAGATAAAAGAGCTGGCACACGAGCAGCAGGTCTACGCCAAGGGCCTGCAGGACGAAATAGATGTCCTATTCGCTGGAATGTTCGAGGATTTCTCAGGGAAACCGGCCCAGGAGGCCTTGATTTGGAGACAGAACGTCGAGCGGATCCGCCAGGAAATGTACGAGAACATGGATATGTTCCAAGACAAGATCCTGCCGATTACCGACCTCATGAAACGCAACAAGATGTGGGATGAATTCACCCAGGGTTATTACAACAAGATGATAACCCAGCTCAAGCAGACCGAGATCCAGGGAGCAAGAGACCTGGCCACCGGAAAGCGAAAGCCAGGGACCAGCCCGACCGGAACCCCACCGATCACACCAGAACCGACCACTCCAGGATCCACCGGCGTGATGATCACCAGCGGAATGAGGCGAAAGCTGCTCGAACTGGGATACGACCAGGCAGCCACCGACGCCATGAGCCAAGAACAGGCATGGGAGATCGTCAGGAAGAACAAGCCGGCCAATGCTGAAGCAGCTGCAGGCATGACCGGAGATATCAACGACAACGCCATGGTGGATCAGATCCAGGCGGATATCGCCCAGGCCGACATCATGACCGAGGCGGAAGTAACCAGAGCCAGAGCCGAGATCACAGCAGAGGCCGTGGTCACCAGGAGCATGGTCGTCGAGCAATACAAAGCCACTGGACTAAGCCCAGATGAAGTGAACGCATCGATGTACCTCTGGGATTTGGTAGCGGATAAATGGGCCGCAGCAAACGGATACGAGCGAGGCAGCCTAGAGGGAAGGAATCAATACTACGCCAGGCACATCTCCAAGGTTCAAAGGACCGATTACCAATCGACCGAACACGCCAGGCGCCAGCAATTCCAGCTGTTCCAGAATCCGGACGGCCAGGTCCACAATTGGTATTACTCAAAGATGATCCGGACGATCGAAGAAGTCCTGCCGAATTTTATCGAGGAAGTAACCACACAGGACGTGATCGAGGTTCCAGAACGAATCACCAAAGGCAACGTCGTGGAGATTCCTAGCGGCCCCAAGGACATGGCGATCGGAGAAACCAGGCAGCAGGGAAACTACACCTGGGAACGATTATCAGAAACCAAATGGCGCAAGAGCAGCCAGGACACCGTGCTGCCGGCGAAGATAAAGAAAGGCGAAATAAGAACATCGGCACAGGAACTGCGCCGGATGCTGGCAGAGGCTGGCGTCACCCAGGCGGAGCTGGACTGGACCGGCATGGAGAACTGGATCAAGGTACGAGAGGACATGGGAGAGATCATAAACAAGGAACACATCCTCCGAGCCATCGACCGTAACGAGATCCACCCACTCGAAGTCCAGGTAACCAGGCTGGGAGAGGCAGACTTCCTGGATGTTTATCGCAAATCCACGCTGCAAAACACAGCCAATCATCCGGATTTATGGGAGGGACTGTTTGAAGTTTTACCGTATGCGGAAATGCCGCCTGCTCCGGATTTCAAAACCTCCACATTTGAGCAAAGGCTGGCATGGCTGAAGGACAACATCGACAACGACATACTCCAGGAGATGGCCGATATGGAGTATGAATACGCTCAACATACCACCGAAGACCCAACGAAGTTTTTCAGCCTCCAGCGACAGGCGGAGGATGCGGTCTTTGAAGGCAAATACATCGGCATGAACGACACCGAGTACCAATCCTACCAAACCATAAAAGGCGTCAACTACGCCGAGTACACCTTCCATCTGGACCCAGCGACCGAAAGCGCCCTGGCACTAACATACCGAGCGCCGCATTATTCATCTTCAGGCCTTGCACACAACCTGCTGCTGCACGTGAGAACCAACGACATTACGGTGAAGATTGACGGCGAATTCAAACGGATCCTGAACGTCCTGGAGATCCAATCAGACTGGAGCCAGGCGATTGAGAAACACGGAGCGCTGACACCGGAGAACCAGCGGCAACTGGAGATCCAGAAGAAAAAATGGCAGACCTACGTCACCGCCAAGAACGTGTACAAAGGGATGGTGGCGAGGATCGACTCACTAAAATATGCCAATCAGACGAGTATAGTGGCCAACAAAACACTGGCAAAATACTTAAAGGAACTGAACAACGCAGAGAAGAATAACGCCGCCATGGAATCAGCGGAGGCATTCGCAGCAAGAGCGATAGAACTCGACGAGCTGGCGGAAAAAGACAGGGTACACGCAGAAAAGCTCGGCAAACAAATGGCGAACGAGAAATACGAAGGAACCCGAAAGAACATGGAAATGACACGAACCGGTCTGGGTCAGGCCGTCTACGCCATGAATAACGCAATGTCATCCAGGGGGATAAACAGCATCCTTCCGAGCTGGGGAGCAGATCAGACCTACGTAGCCAACAGGTACCAAACTGCGATCGATTCGGGTACAAATCCATTTGAAAGAATGGTGCGAGACCTCGACCGTAAAGTGAAGGAATACGCCCAGGAGCGCCGCAATATTGACAAAGACATAAACAACGAGATCAAAGAGACATACGATATCATATTCGACGAAACCCCAGAATTGATGCCTGACGGTCCGTTTATGACCCCAGCAGACCAGCTCTCGGAACTCCAATCGGCGGCATTGAGAGCCGACATGGAAAAGTCCAAGATTGATATCGAGATCGACAAGCTGAAATACGCCGTCCTCGATAACCCATTCTCGGCCAGGTACCTGGACCTTGCGATCAAGAACATGATCTACAACGCAGCCATGCACGGATATGACGGCATCAGCCTGACCAACGCTGAGATGCAATACCACCAGTGGGGATCCGAGAAATTCGCCTGGGAGCCGGCTGTTCAAGCCAACAGAACAACACCGATCGTACCTGACAACTACCAGCTGTTCCTGGAAAGCGACGAAGGAAAAAGCTCATGGGTAGCAGAATTGCCCAGGGAACACATGATAGAAACGCCTGAACTTGGCCTGCCCAACGACCAAGATGTATTCATGAAACTAACCGAATTCATGAGTACAACGAGCGAATACACCCCAGCCAGCGTAGCCTCTGATACATTCACCTGGAGAAACCCAGAATCCGGTCAGACGTCCTATATCATCAAAGAGGCCCAGCCAAAGCACCGGTACCAAATAATGAAACCAGACCCAAGTATGGATATCGAAAATGTAGACCTTTTGTACGAGGACTATAAAGCCCAATTTGCCAAGGACCAAAAAGCACAGATCATGAAGGACCTGTGGAATTACAGCGACCGGATGGCCTTTGAAAAATGGGCCAGGGACACACAACCTGCAAACCGCTGGCTGACGGTCGACATCAACCGAGGAGGCAAAAGGACTCAGGTTACCTTCAGGAAGAACCCACTGAACGTCTTCGACAAGGGCAACATCGAGGCCTCATTCAAGCAAGGACACATGGCCTGGATGGAGATCCTGGATCCGTTCGATCGCATCGAAAAAGTAAAGTCCGATCTGTTTATGAGGATCGACGACAGCGCAGAAGGAAGGGCAAGCCAGGCGGAGTGGGACAAGCTCAATGATTGGTTGACTAATCCCAGAACGGAGTCCATCCAGATCAAGACCCTGGACTTCAACACCGGCGATGAAACTATAAACGAATTCAGGATCACCCCAGAAGTAAAGGCCGAGGAACAGGGAGCCATCCTGCCTAAGCCACGCTTTGAACTCCGGACCAGGGGTGAAGGGTTCGACACCACCTATGGATTCACCGAGGGTGAAGAAACCGGAACGATGTGGTTTGACGACACAGACCCAAATAGCCCAGCATCAAACCTGGTGGAAGATGAAATAAATGCAATAGAAGACGACGCCACCAGGCAAAGAATCCAGGCGGAATTTGCCAAATTCATGGATGACACAACCAACGTCGATGCAGAGTACGTGTTCCAAGGAGCAAGCCCTGACATCGACGGAAACCCAGTAATGATTGTGGTGAAGAAAAACAAGGGGATCGAGAACGTGGGTGAATTTTACAGCGTCCCTTATTTCGATCCGGACACTTACGAACATTTCACCCAGGTGATCAGGGCCACCACCCTGAATGATTTATACAAATACGCTGGAGACGCCAGTAACGGAGAATATACCGCATTCGACCTGGAGGAATGGAACCGGCCTCGCATAAAGGAAATTGAGGAGGCGATGAGAACCGGAAAGCCAGTGGAACTCATCTACAACGGACCTGAAGGCGACATGATGACCGTAGGCCGGCCGGATCCAGCGAACGTGTACCAATTTGGAGGAGCTTCACAATTCGGAGGTTTCACCGAGAACATCGGGAACCTGGAGCAAAACGCTGCGGCACGAGGATTGCTGAACCGAGCTGATGGCTATTTCAGCAGCATAGAAGACCTGATGCCATTGGTAAAGCGATCCTTCATGACGGACGATACCCAACCTAAAAAGGTCAAATCAACCGCAGAACGCATCATGGGCCGAGTAAAGAAAGGAACCAAATCCGCTTATTACCTGCCCAGGTACGAAGGCATGAAGGCATTCTACGACCAGAAAGCAACCGATCGGTTCTTCAACCAAGGCGAAAAGATCGGGATGAAACCCACGACAATAGGGGTGGAGTCCATCTTTTACCCAGACGGATCTGCACCAGGCAGAGGGGAACCGGTAAAGACCCAGCTGAGCGCTTACATGTTCGGTGATGGATCCAAATCCAAGACCCTCATCGATGGGTTCGAGCTGTTCCAGAAACCAGACGGCAGCCGGTACACCGCAGCTGAGATGACCAAGAAACTGACAGACGTCGGCATGGTTTCAAACGGCGATATCCTGGAGATACTCGGCAGCCGGCACCACCCACAATACCTGAACAGCGTGATCAACTTCATGCAGGAGCAGCGCAAGAAACTGCTCGGCGGCCAGATGACGCCCAGGGACATAGCCAAGGCCATGCTGCTGAACGTCACCAGCCAAAGGGCCAGCGAGATCACCCTGGACACCTTCAGGACAAAGATGCAAGAGGCCGGCATTGATATGAACATACCCAACGAGTATGTGATCACCAAAACGGTCGATGGCAAACAAGTCAGATACATCCGGCCGGAAGACGCCATGGCAGCCTGGCTGATGAGCGAGAACGGAAAGGCAGCCCTGGACGCCGTCGAGAGCGGCAGCTATGCTCCGGATATCTTCGACCAGGCAATCCAGGTCCAGAAGATTTACGGATCAGACACGATCACAAAGAACAATGTCATGGGACCGGTCGGCAAGGGCAAATACAATATGAGCAACATCGCCGAGCTGACCGACATGATCAACGAGATCGGCACCAGGATATCCCAGGACCCGAACGCCACCAATGAACTCTCCGCCCTGATCAGCAAGATCAATGGCGCCAGCGTAGGAAAAGAAGGATTTGTAAAACACATGCTGGGAATGGGAGACAGCCCAACGATCGACGCCGTCGAGATCTCCACCTGGCTCACCGGCCAAGGAACCACCAGGAACATTGACACCATCCAGGCCGAGATGATCAGAGAACTCGGCCAGATGAACATCAACCATTACAACGAGACCGTGCAATTCCTGAAGAACAATATCAGGGAGCGCATGTGGGAGATCCGCAACATGGATATCGGCAGCGAGATCCCAGCGGAATCCTTCGCACACATCATGCACCACTGGCTCTGGGACAGGGCCAAAGGAACACTGACCACGCACGAGGGAATGTACGACGCCCTCCGCCTGGCCCAGCTGGATGGGATCGAACCCAAAGGATCCACCAGCTTTGACGCCCTCGGCCGAGCAGCAATAAGGCTGTTCGAGCGAGGAGACATCAGCACCGTGGTCCACGAAATGGCGCACGTCTTCAGGCGAGATCTGAAGGTCGACGACCTGGACGCAATAGCCAAATGGGGTGGGCTGAAGGATGCCCAAGAGTACATGCGGCTGCAGCGGCAATTTGACGCCGGCACGATCAGCGACGCAGACTACACCAGGTACGAGGCAGCAGAGGAGGCCTTCGCTAAAGGATTCGAAAGGCATCTGACCGAACCGAACGCCAACATCCCACCAAAGATGACCTCAATCTTCGCAAAATTCAGCGACTGGATAAAGGACATTTATCGAGCCGTGAGCCGCAAGCTGGGCCATGGATCCACGGACGCCGACATCTACGCCAACACCAGCCTGGGCCAACCGGACATCAACGCCACGGTCCGGACCGACGCTGGAAATATGGTCAAGATCAGAGAGGTCTACGACCGAATGCTGTTTGACGATGAGATGATCGAGATCCGGAAATCAAAGCAACAATCGATCGCCCAGGCGCCCACAGGGAACGCAGCCAAATCATTTATGGTCACCGACCCGACCAGGCCGATATCGCTCGTTTATAAACTGGTCGAGCTGGAGGACCTGCTTATGTCCCACGATCCGGAGTACAAACCGACGCCAGGATATCCCCAGGAGCTGCAGAACAAATTCACGATCAATATTCCCCAGGTCGAAGGCTACGCCAACGTACTGGCGACCGACGCCCTCCTGGAGCCGACGACAGCATTTGACCAAGGGTCGATCATCATCAACACAGATGGATCCGTGATCAGCGGCAACCACCGAGCAATGGCAATCAGGCTGGCCACCATTCTGGAGAACGGCCAATACGACGGATACCTCAGCAAACTCACCAGCCGGCTGCTGGATTATGGACTGCAGGAGAACGACATCGCCCAGATGCAGCACCCTGTACTGGTCCGGATGATCGCAGACAAGAACGTGGATATCCTCGAACTGGTGAAGGACGCCAACAAACCAGGCAAAGCAGATCTCACCACGCTGGAGAATGCGGTCCAGGACGCCGGAACAATCAAGGACGAATGGATCGCCGGCATTGAGGTACCAGAAGGGAAACCCCTGACGGCGGCCTTTGACTACGCCAACAACGAATCGGTCCGATCGCTGATCGCTGGATTCATCGAGAAGATGAGCGACGAGGAGCGCAGGACCGTGATCACCGATGCCGGAGAACTTACGGAAATCGGAGCCAACCGGCTGGCCAACGCACTGCTGGCCAGAACCTACGGCAACAATCCCAAGGGCCTCCGGATGATTGAGATCATGACGAATGACCTGGTCAATATGCCCCCAGGGATGGAGAACATCAAGAAAGCGCTCCTGGCCACACTGGGAGACACAGCAGCATTAGAGGCCAAGATCCGGACCGGCGAGACCGCCCAGGAATACTCGATCACAGACGACATATCGGCAGCGGTGGTCAAGTATTACGATATCCGGAAAGCCAACAAGATGTCCGTCGAGGATTACGTGAACAGCCTGGAGCTGGGGAAGGAAGAACTCGACCCATTCCAGAAACAGGTGCTGCTGGTCCTTTCCAAGAACGTGAAATCTTACGGCCGCCTCCGGAGCTTGATCGGAGAATACGCCAGGGCCGTGGTGAACATGCCGATACAGAACCAGCTCTCGCTCGATACCATGCCCAGGGCAACCAAGGGAGAGGTGATGACGGCTGGCGTCAACAACCTGCAGCCAGATAATCAGATGGCCTTCGAGACCGCAGAGGACGCCATCCGGCAGAATCTGCAGGCAGGCGTAGGTGCAGAATTTACCTCCACGCAGGGAATCATCCGAGAAAAAGTGATCCTTTTCCAGCACGGAGAACACTACGTGAGCGAGGTATACACCAAGAACGGAAAGAACGTCGCCTTCATTCCGGTAGGGTTCCAGGGAAGGGAGATCCCCACAGCCAAGGGAGTGGCCCATGTTTACGGTCTGGACCCGATCGATCCAGGTGTCTGGGTCTACGAGATAAACGGCCAGATCCAGAAAAGCGGCAAGCCAGGCAAACCGGAGACCAACAGCCTCAAGCAGATGCCAGACGTCGACCAGAATGCGGATCCACAGACCGAGATCTGGAGACTGGCAGCCAAATACAACCTGGCAGCCATCGAACCAGGGACCGGATACAGGATCGGAGCATTCACCGAGAACATCAAGATGCGCCTCATTTATTACGTGAAGAAATGGGGAACAACCGCCGACAAGACCAGGGTCCGGAACTTCGCAGACATGACCCCAGAACTCCTCGGCCGAGCGATCGCAAGGGAGCAGGCATTCAGAGCAGCACAAGGGGAGCTACCAGGAGTAGAGCCGGCGCCACCACAAGCCCAGCAGCCTGCAACAGCGCAGGAAGGAACTGGGAGGCCGTCTGATGAACCGGTGCCTGCAGGCGGAATGATGGGGGAAAACCCGACTGCAGACCTGCCCAGGAACCGGTACGATGGGATCCCGATGGACGAGGTCGCCAGGCGAGATCTGGCCCCGATGTTCGATGACATCCGGACCCAGATGAAGAAGGACCTGAAGACACCGAAACAATCAATCCCAGCCGAGATCCTCCCAGACGTTGAGGCATGGCTGAAGACGGTCCGCACAGAGATGGCCGGCACGAAACTGCAGGCCACCAGGTACGGCGAACGGATGAGAGACCAGGCGCTGCTGAATTACCAACAGCGTGTGGGATTTGACGACGTCGCAAATATGCTCTTCCCTTACCAATTCTGGTACACCAGGTCAATGATGGAATGGGCAGCCAGAGCGATCGATAAACCGGCGATCATCGCCATGTACGCCAGGTACCGGCAGAAACAAAAGGAAATGGAACAAAAAGGCATGCCGGTCCGCCTTCGAGGAAAGAGCCGGATCCCAGCACCGTACCTCCCTGATTGGATGGGAGGAGGCCTGTGGACTGACCCGATGAGATACATCCTGCCGCTTGATTCATTCGGACAGCCGCTCGAACAATTGAGCCGGATGAAACAAACCGTCGCCAGGCAGGCGGAGGAAAACCTTTACAACATGCTCGAAAACAGCTCGATCACAAAAGAGGAGCTGCAGCTGGCGCTGGATAAACACGAAGGGCCGGCATGGGAGAAAGCCTACGCCCAGGCCCAGGAGCAAACAGCCAGCGAGACCAGCGACCCGATGAGCCTCGTGAACATCGTAATGTCGCCGGCCTTATGGGTGACGACACCATACTACCTGGCGACAGGCCAGGCGGAGAAAATGTCGCCGCTGCCGGTTACCAAAACAGCCATGGCATACCAAACCGCACTCGAAGGAACCATCCTGGATCCGCTCGGCAAACTGATCGGCATGGTAGCCTTACCAGAGAAAAAGATGAGAGAGGCGCTGGGAATTTCAATCTTCGGGCAATGGGGAGATTACTACGTCGACCGCATGCTGGGAAACATGGCCACCGAGGACGAGTACGGACCAGACGCCACGCTGAAAGCCATGATGGAAAAGAGCGGCCCAGTTTACGAGGAGGCGGTCCGCAGGGTTCGAGAGGAAGTAAGCCTAAAAACACCAGGCACCGTGGCCATCTACGCCCTGAAGAATGATGGAAACGTCGGAGACTTCATCAAGGGCCTGTTCCAGATCTTCCCAGCCTCGCTGTTGCCAGAAGGAGAGCTGAAACAAAGGAACCTGCAAGGGGTTTATAACCAGGCATGGGTCGATTTCAAAGCCGGAAACAGCCAGGCCTTGAACGATTTCTTCGAGGAATATCCGGAGTACGCCACCAGGATCGCCGTCAACAAGACCCCCCAGGAACGACTTCAGAACTTCCTGGTAAACCAGATCTGGGAGGGATACAACGCCCTGGAATGGCCCGATCAGAACTCTGCCAAACGAGCCATGGGTCAAGATTTTGTAACCTCATTCCTGAGCAAAGACACGAGAGACTACACCTCGATCCCGATCGCATCGCTGGCCATGTGGGCAAAGATGCTCAAACAGGAGATCCCAACGACACCGGAAACCAAGGCAGTAGCCCAGGCACCGGACGCCTTGATCCCCAACATCGAGCTATACACGCCGGCCGAGATCACAGCGATCAAGAAATACTCGGACGAGAAAAACGCCAAATTCCCCAACATTGGCCTGCTCTGGGACAAGTATTACACCCTGCCGAAAGAACAGCAGCGAGGGTTCATGGCTCAATTCCCACTGATGAAACAATACCTCGACTGGAAGAAGGCCTACACGGCCCAGCACCCAGAGCTTGATAACTACTTCAAGAGGAATAAAGAGGCATACGCCGAGATCGAAGGCGGAGGCGGCATTGATATTTCCAACATGGACCCGATGCTCCTGCTTCAGCTGCTGGCGATGATTTACGCCGGCGCCGACATAGGAGAAGGTACTAACGCAGCCCTGGACGATTACTATAAAGACTCCGGATCCACTATGGACAAGCAGAAATTCATCGAGGCGCTGCTCTCCACCCTGGAAACACCGCAACAATAAGACCTTGTAATCAGGGCTAAAATGCCCTATAATTTTAGAGAAAAGGAGACACAACAAATGCCAACCCAAAACACGAGTGAGACACCCATCGGGATGTCCCAAGCCCCAGCCGAGCAAGAAGATCAGCAGCTGGAATCTCTGATCCCAGAGAGTGGCGAGGAACAAGATCCCCAGCGGCCCGTTACTCAAGCCGAGGTAAATAAATTGTTCTCGCAGAAATTCGCTGAACTCCAGAAAAACCTGACGGAGCAGCAGCGGCGCCGAGTCCAATCCTCGACCATGGCAGCCGAATCACGAATCCAAAAGCAGATCCAAAGCGGCCTAAACAACCTGAATGGAACGCTGGAGAAATTGACAGCGCAGGGAGTACAGGTAACTCCCGAAAAAATCCAGGCATTGAAGAACGGTATCATCGAGGAGGCATTCACATCCATAGATGATCCGTCCAAAAATAGGCAACAGACTGCAGGTCAAAACCAGCAACAGGGTGGCGATCAGGATCCGAATGAGGCGGCGACAAAGTATCTGGTCGCACAAATCGCCCAGAGCGTATACGAGGAAGTAGGGGAGGTAGTTTACCCCGACGACCCAGAGGCATCGACAGTGGACATGTCGTCCCCTGTTCGGTTCCAGAAAACGCTCATGGCGGCAGCCGAGAAGAAGAAGGCACGGAAATCAACTGATCCCAGCCTTAGAGTAGCCAGCAATGGCTCATCCAGCGGCGGTTCGAGTGCGACCCTCCTAGGGCAATATCAAAAAGAGATCGCCGCAATTCCAAGAGGACCAGGGTACGCCAAAACGTTGATCGATATCAACGTAAAGTACCGAAATAAAGGCCTCAAGGACATCTAAGCGGCACAGCACTCAGGAGGTGCTAAATGGCCGGTTCAGTTATAGATTCACCGTTCACCAGTTACTCGGACACCGCTCCCCAAAGGAAAGCGATCACCGATGTAATTAAAATGATCGACCCCACCGACTCCCCATTGATCGAACGGCTCGGTGGACTTGACGGAGCAGCCGGAAAATTCCGGTTCACTGCATGGCCCTCGACCAACCCCCAGTGGTTGACCGACAACATGCCTGGACTTACCGCCACGCTCCAGGTAGCCACGATCGCATCCAATGCGACCTCGGCTACCGTTTCAGACGCCTCGATCTTCCAACCTGGACACATCATCCAGATGGACGCCCAGCTCTTCTGGGTCAGCGCAATTTCAGGAGAAGTCCTGACATTCGCCAGCCTCGGTGGAACAGCCGCTGACCATGCGACTGGTGTGACCGTTGAGATCGTGGGCATCGCCCGACTCGAAGGTGATGATTCGGATGCATTGGCGATGGTAGGACGCTCGACCGCCTCCAATTACACCCAGATCTTCCACCAGGAAGTCAAAGCCAGCCGCACCCAGGCCCACCTGGCCCAGTGGGGCATTTCAAACGAATTTGACTACCAGGCAGCCAAAGTGGTCCCGAACCTCATGCGCCTGATGGAAAAGCATATCCTCCGGAACTCGGTGATCAGCGCCGGATCCGCCACCGCACCTCGTGTGATGGGTGGCATCCCAGCGTACAACACCGGAAACACAACCACCGGAACCACGCTCACCAAGACGATGTTTGAAAACGCCGTGAAGCTGGCCTACCAGGACGGAGGTGCAGGCCCATGGGTAGCGCCCCTTTCACCGGCCAACCTGCAGAAGGTCCAAGGATTTTATGAGAACTCGTCATACCTTCGGATCGACCGCTCGGAGACCACGATCGGTATGCCGGCCCCAGTAAAAATCTTAACTCCCTTCGGGGAAGTTGAGCCTTTGCTGGACCGCTGGGCACTCGACGCCACGATCGAAATAATCGACCCACAACACGCTGGGCTGATCACCTTCGATCCGTTCATCCAGGAACCACTCGCCAAAGACGGCGACGCCATCAAAGGCCAGGTGGTCGGAGAATTCTCGTTCTGTATGAGGATCCCCGACGCCCACACCAGGCTGACCGCAGTAAGCTAAGTTTCAATGCGCCAGGATAGCCGGACGACACTGCCGGCGAAAAGGATTTCCCTCCCTTGCCCTGCCTGGCGCAATTAAGGGAGAAGAACCAGGAGACCAATCGAATCCACCCACAAACCACCGACCACAACCTGGAGAGGTGGTTTGTTTTTATAAAAGAAGGAGGAGTATGTCCGTAATTCAAACACCGATCGTTTTTAAGTGTTCCCATTGCCACGAAAACGCCGTGATCAATGGGATCGCAACGACCAAACCAGATGAAAGCCTGGAATTGATTCACCAGCTGGTGGAGGCCCTAACGCTCAACGGCCTCTGCCCCAAATGCCAGGCGCTGTACAATTATGGAGCGGAGCAGGAAAGGAGAGGATATGGAAAATTTGAAGTCAAAGTCATCGCAGCAATTGAACCAGGGGAAAAAGCTCCCCGTCGTTGATATTGGGATCGCCTGCTACGGCATGCAACCGCCGCAATGGTGGCTCCCGATTATGGTAAACCTACTGGCAGAGAACAACGTCACCTGTGAAATCGGACAGGTCCACGCATCCATGGCCATGTTGAAAGACCATAACAAAAACGGCATCGTCGACAACCAGAAGGACCGCAACACCCAGACCGACGAGGCCAGACAACAAGTGACCATCGAGGGATTCATGGCAGGAAATGCCGACTACCTCATGTTCATTGATGACGACACGGTGCCACCCAAGGGAACTATAGGACATTTACTCGGACTCAAGCGGCCGCTGGTTTCAGGCCTTTATTTCAGCGGAGGACCGGACTCAGATCCGATAGCGTACACCAGAAACCCAGACGGCAGTTACACCACAATCGGGGTTTACACCCCAGGGTCGGTCTTCGAGATCGATTCAATCGGCATGGGCTGCGCCCTAATCCACCGGTCCGTCTTCGAGAAGATCAAGGCGGAACACGAGGTCTTTATTACCCCGAAAGCAGCGCTGGTGGCGATCCACAAGAGCAAGATCCTGGACCATAAAGTATTCAAAGGGAGCGACAAGAACAAGCGAGAAGTGGTCACCAACGGCACCTGGCACATTCCCCTGCAGCCGATGCCGGAGAACGACGTCCGGCCGTTTCCATTCTTCGCACTGGAGAACAGCAGGACAGAAGATCACCATTTCTGTGAGCTGGCTGATGCGGTAGGAATCAAACCCTACCTGGACACGAACGTGATCTGCGAACATTGGAAACTGAAGGCCGTCACCAAAGAGACCTACAAGGACGCCAGGATGAAAGGGAGAGGAATATGAAAACACTGGTAATTTATTCAGGTGAAAAGGCTCCGGATCTTGCACACACGCTGCCAAAGGGAGCCGAGATCGCCTCGGTCGACATCCAGACCTACAAAACATACCTCAAAAATGACCTGGAAAAGAAGGATATTATAATCGCCTTCCATTCCCTGCAGAAATGCGAGGCCACCGAGGTGCCGGCCGTGGTCATGAAAATGGCTAAGGACCTGGCGATCAAAGGAGAGCTGTGGATGTACGTCCCATCGTTCGAGTGGGCCACCGCCCAGACCGCAGACAACCAGCCGTCGCCGGCATTCCATAGTATGCTGTTTGGATCTCCAGATAACCCACACCGCTGCACCTTTACCATTTTATGGTTGAGGAGCCTGCTGGAGGCGGCAGGGCTGGTGATCCGCAGCGCCAGGCACGAACCGCTGATGCTGAAGAACGGCGACACCGAGATCCCAGCCATGATGAACATCGTGATCGGCTGGAAATTCGAGGAGACCGAGACAGCTGAGGACGCAATCCAATGAACCCCTGGCTGCTCCTAACCTTGCTGGCATTGACCGTTTTTATTTCATGGCGCCTTTCCAGGACGGAGGCAGATCCGGACTGGGCCATGTTCAACCTGGCAGCATTCACAGGATCCTGGTACGGCCGAGACTGGGCCGACTGCAAGACACCGGTAATCCACATTTGGTACTGGTTGATTGCCAAGATCACCGGCCCACACGTCGCCAGGGTGAAATTCGCCAACCACTTCCTGATAGGAGCAGCCGGCGCAGCATTCTACGCTTTGACCGGAGAATTCACGCCGGCCCTGATTTACACGATCATGGTCAACTCCGGATGGATGTGGGCCTTCCATGGAAACGTGAGCCAGATCCCAGCGGCCCTGCTGTTCATGAGCATGGCCACCGACAGCCCAGCGGCGATCGCACCCCTCGTCATTCTGGCGGTCCTGACCGACCCGAAACTACTGCCGGCATCGATCGCAATCCTGATCATTCAGGCGGTCCCAGCAACAACCATCCTGGGAGCCGGAGCCTTGATAGGAACGGTATGTTTTACGATCGTGGCGCTGATCGCAGGATTCAAACTAATACCGATAGAAAAAATCCTCGGCTGGATCTGGGAGGGCAGCGTAACGATACCCCTCCGGATGAGCAAGAACCGAGGAGGCCTTTATACCTGGATGCCATGGTGGACCGCCAAGGCGGTGCTTTACATCGGCCCATGGCTGGCGCTGGCGATTTGGAGCAAACCCGACCTGGTCTATTGGATCCCAGCGATTTTATACCTGGCCGTGATTTCAAGCGGCCAGGTGATCAGGCAGAACCACCTGCTGCCGCTGATCCCATGGATCGCAGGAGCAGGGATCCCTCCGGAATTTGCAATCGGTCTGGCATGGATCGATTACTTCAGCGCTGGTTTTTACTTTGGAGATTTATGGACCAGGTTTTATAGAGGATTTGGAGACAGCATCAAGGCCGCAGCTGCAGCTGGCAGGTTCCTGGAGAAGATCCCAGGCAAGCTCTGGGTGAACGGCATGCACACCGAGGTCTACATATACGCCAGGCGCCCGATTCCTTACGGCCTGGCGGAGCAGATCGAGATCCGTGAAGTGGCCCACGAGCGCAGGAAACTCATGCAGCAGCGATGGAAGAAGGAACCAGCCGAGATCGTGGTAGAAACCGAATCGCCTAACGTTCAATTTACGCCCAGGGGATACACCATCATGGCCAACAACGGACCCACAAGAGTCTGGAGGAAAACACTATGACAGCAGCAGAACTAATGCTCCTGATTTCGAGAGCGATCCAGGAGACGATCGACAGCACCGCCACCGGAGGAACGGTCTCCACTTTAATAGACACATACCTGAAACAGGCGGCCGGCTATTTTGAAAAAGGAACACTGTGGATCACACGAGGAACGCCATCCACCACGGTGATGAAGGAAATAAGCGGATTTGGAGACAACACCGTGACATTCACGCCGGCCGAGACATCCGTGATCGCAGATGGAGATGCATATGCAATCGCAATCCCTAAATTCGACAAGAGAACCATGCTGCAGGCGATCAACAACGCCCTGGCGTCAAGGCGATATCCGTTATACGACACTACCCTGACGACCGTTGAAAGCCAAGAAGACTACACCCTGCCGGCCGGCGTCTCTGACGTCCGAACCGTTGAGATCGCACAATCAGCATCGGCGCCTTACGGATACGTCCGGAACAGGAAATGGAATGAGGCTGCTGGCCTTTTGACATTTATCGGCGGATCCGTCTCTGCAGGCAGGCTCATCCGGATACTTTATGCAGGAACGCCGGCGGCCGTTACCGAGACATCAATCATCCCATATTCACTGGACATCGAACGGCTCAAATGGGCAGCGATCGAGAACTTATGGCGGCGCAGGATCCAGATCATTGAGAACGACAACCCAACGGAAAAAGAGATGATGAACGAGGCAAAAGCAAACCACGAAATGGCCAAACACCTGGCGAAGGAACCGTACCTGCCGCCCAGAGACATGAAAATAGGATGGGCATAACATGGACACAATCCTCGTAGGAACCGAAATCGATCCTGCGCTCCGAACACACGACGTGAGTCTGTTCGACGGAGATAAGAAGGTTGGATTCAAAATCGTGGATGTTGCAGGGAACCAAGCATCAGACGGAGTAACCAGGACGCCCACAGACCGCAACGCTGTGAAGACAACCAGTGGAGACGCCTCCTATTCCGACCTGGAGCTGCCATGGGGAACGATCGTACAGGACACCTGGTCCGGAGGTCGAGCCTCAAAATGGTTTGAGACAGACAAGAGCAAGTACATGGACGCCGGAGGAGTAAATACTCACGCCGGATACGTCGCCCTGGCAAAGCAGGAACAATACTCGATCGGGTACCGCAGCCAGGACTTCAACCTTCCAGGATCTGTGCGCTTCTTGCCCATTATTCCAGGCTCACGCCAATACTTCGCAATAAAATACATCCCAACTGCGACATTCACAGCGGTCAACATCTGGCTATGGGTGAAGAAGGTGGGAACGCCGGCCAACGACCTGGTGGTTACAATATGTCAGAACAATGCAGGCGCACCAGGCACAGCACTCAAGACAGCGACGCTGGCTATTGCTACAATTACCGACATCCTCTCCGTATTTCAGCAGATAGCCCTTTCTGGCAACCAGGCATTGACCAAAGGAACGACCTACTGGCTAAAAATAAGCAGCGCAGGCGGAACCAGCGATGATCACTGGGAAGTGGGATGCAACAACGCAACAGGCCTCAGCGTCCAAAGCTCGGACGGAACCACGTGGGCCAGCTCCTCAATGGACCTTTATTACCGGATCACAGATGCAGACGTGAACCATCCTCGTATTTTTTTCAACTATAAATATGCTGAATATTTTATAGAAAATACCCTGGGAGCTGCCCCCAAGCTTTACCTGAATGGAGACCGAGGGGTATGCGACTCGAACGCTGCAGCGCTTGGAACCCTAATCGACGGTACTAAAGCATGGACCCAGAATGAATTCATCGATGCCATTGTCTGGATAATCGAAGGACCAGGATCCGAAGAACCGGTACCATACCGCAAGATCACGGCGAACTCAGCGACCACCCTGACGGTAGACAGCGTCTGGCTGGTCGCCCACACAACCGCCACCGCCTACGTGATCGTAGCAGACAACAAATGGAGAATAGTAACCGGACACGGCCTGACTGTTCCGGTTACAGATTGCGAGATAGCCTCTGGATTTCTTTATCTCGCCCAGGGTGACGCCGTCGCAATCCGCAGATATCGCTGGGATGTGGACTTAGGGGCAGCCAGGGAGACATGGGCAGCGGACGGCACGAACATGGCCCATAAACTGGCAGCGGTCCAAGATGCAATCCAGGGAGGATTGATGTGGAAGGCAAATAACAGCGCCGGCCCAGGGGTAGCCAGGGCAGACCAAAGAGCATATAACAGCTGGGGTGATTTGACCTTTGGAACGGCCATACCCATCACGGCACCAACCGGACGAATCAACAAGATCGCCGAGGCAGGAGACCCAAAAGAGCTGTACGTTTTCACAGAAGGATCGGTGCATAAGGCGATCACAGACACAGATCCGGCGGCAGCCACGGACGACAGGACAGACGAGATCCCACTAAAAGAGATCCGCACCACGATGAGCCTGCGGAACGGCGTCACAGCATTGATGCACAACGTCTATTTGTATTTCAACCTGGGATCCGGAGTAGAACAGTTTTACTCCAGCGACATGGTCGACCTTGGCCCGAACCGAGGAGAGGGACTACCGGAAGGCAGACGAGGGTACGTGAACCACATGATCGGGTACCCAGGCAGCATCCTGATGGCGGTCAACGCAGGAACAGCAAAGACCTCTAGCATTCTTAATTTCGTTGTCGGAAACCATTCATACCACGAGGAATATCGAGCGCCAAAGGTCGGATACGAAATTGACAACTTAGGGTTTCAAACCACGCCAGGAGACGAGCCAGACAGGCTGTGGATTAGCGTAGGCCCAGACGTGATCTGGCTGCCTTTCCCAAGCGACAGCTTCAGCGTGCTGAACGACTCAAATATGAGGTTCCGCCATGAAGGATACGTCGAAAGCGGATACAGCACAGCCAGTATGATCGACACCACCAAGATCTACAACGCCATAAAGCTGTGGTGTGAGAACTTATCTGAAGACGACGGACAGACCGTCAGGATCCAATACCAAACAGAAGAATCCACCACCTGGGAAGACGCCGACGCTTTATATAATGAATCGCCAACCCAGGAGAACACGATCGGAGGAAACCGGCCGATCAAAGGCAAGAGGATCAAATACAGAGCCATCCTGCAAACGACCGACAACTCTAAGACGCCGCAACTCAAGTCTGTGATCATAGAATCGGTGATCAGAATCACGGTCAAATACGCCATGTCATGGAACTATCGGGCAGCAGACGCCGACATTGATATAAACGGAAAAGCCCAGACCATGCAGGCAGAAGAAAAACAATCACTGATTGATTACTGGGCCGAGAACTTTATACCGCTTTATATGAGAACGAACGACCCGATCACCGACAAAAAGGTGGTCTGGATCGATCCAATCCCGACCACGAACCGCCGTAAGAAAAAGACTTATTACACCGGCACAATCGTGGCGACCGAGCTAAGAAAGAATTCCAATGAGTCTATACCTGTTTAAGGTCAAAAAACCACAAGGAACGCCGAAACCGGATCGATCCGTGACAGCGGACCTGGAGGAGACCGACCCTGTAGCAGAGACGGAAATGCAGGAGGTCCAGGGAATCATGCCAGACTCAAAAGAGGAATGGCGCTCGATCATGGCCCTGGATTACCTCAAGGTCGGGTACCAATTTCACTATACAATGTTTGGAGGACGGAGCAGGCTGGGTGGTGCGGAGATCGATATCCTGGCAGAGACCGTGCCGATGAAGACCCCAATATTCATCAACGGCGCCTACTGGCACAAGAAGGACGACTTCAAACAAAACCTGCAGATCTCACGAATCAACAAACTGGGATATTTCAAAAGAGCCATCATCGTCTGGGATTACGAAATACCAACCTTGACCCAGGCAATCCAAGTTTATAAAGAAAGGCTGCGAATATGACCTCACAACTCGTACAGGATGAGCAAATTTTCAACACCCATCTATTCAAAGGATGTACCTGGGAGCTGGCGCTGCAATACCAGGACGACGCAGGAGAAGGCCAGGACCTGTCCGGCTACGCCGTGGCAATGATGGTCAGGAAGAACGTCGACTCGGACGTTTTACTATCTTTGACATCAAGCCCAGCGGCAGGGATAGTCCTGACGGCAGTCACCGGTACGATCCAGATCACGATCACGGCAACCCAGGCGGCGCTGTTCCAGGCCAACGAGATCGTCTATGATGTAATAATTTCTAATGCCACAACCGGATACAAGGGCTACCTGGTTGGCGGAACAATCAAAGTTATTAGGACGGTGACAAGATGAAACTAGCGATCACAAACCAAATTCACAGCATCGTAGAAGTAGAGACAATAAAGGCAGTTATCGTTATTTCACCGTTTGACATTGCTCCAAGGGCAGTGATGAAAACGGACTTCGAGGCTGCTGGAGACTTGCTGGTGGGATCAGCCGCAGGAGAATATGAAAGGTTAGGAATTGGAGCGTCAGGATCGTACCTCAAAGTGGACCCGATCACTGGAGATATTATCTGGGATCCGGCAGCGGTTCAATACCCAGCACCCAACGTCATCATCAACGGTGACTTTGACATCTGGCAAAGAGGTACGAGTTTTGCTGCAATTGCAACTTTGGGTTATTCAGCGGATAGATTTAAATATTATATGGTTGGAACTGGTGTCCACACAATTACAAAAGATACTGACGTTCCTACGCCCGAACAATCAGGACATAACAGCACATCATCTTTGAAAATAGATTGCACAACCGCTGATGCGGAGATTGGTGCATACGATTATTCTGGTATTGGCTACATAATTGAAGGCTATGATTATGCACCACTAAAAGGTCAGTCGGTAACAATATCGTTTTGGGTAAAAGCAACCAAGACAGGAACTTATTGTTTCGCCATCAAAAACTCGACCGGTGATAGAAGTTATGTTTCCGAATATACAATCAACACAACGAATACATGGGAGAAGAAAGAGGTAACTATACCACTTGACCAAACAGGTGGAACTGAAAACTATACAAATGGCGTTGGAATTGCTATGAGATGGTCGTTATCTTGTGGCTCGACCCGACAATCTACTCCTAACGAATGGCAAGCAGGCGATTATGTAGCCACCGCCAATCAAGTCAACGCCACGGATTCCACAGATAACAATTTCTGGCTATCGCAGGTCAAACTGGAACTCGGCTCCGTCGCTACTCCGTTTGTAAGTAGACCGATTGCGGAGGAATTGAGATTATGTCAGAGATATTATGAGAAAAATTATCCATTGGGTGTAGCGCCAGGGACTAATCCTTCCACCGACAGCATACGATATGCTTCAGCGTATTCAACGAGTAGACTGCTAGGGATTGGATTTATGGTTAGAAAACGAGCAGCCGCTACTGTGATACTTTGGTCAAGGACTGGAACCGCAAATAAAGTATCCAACCCTGCAAGCGGCGCGGACGTAGGTACAACCGTGACCGCTACTGGTGGAGAAACAGGTTTTACTGGCCCTTCCGATAGTGGCTCAGGTTTTACTGCCGGAGCAGCCTACTATTTCAATTACACAGCAGATGCAGAAATATAAAGGAGGTCATCGATTGACAATCAAGTAAATTTACTTATAATGAAGACATAGAGAAAGGGAGAACATGATACCTGACACATTCAAACCAGAACTAAACGCAATAAAGGAGATCGAGGCCGCATACGGAGAGGAAACAAGATCCGTGGCTGCCACACGCACCAAATACTATCTCCAAAACTTTGTGATCAACACGCACGACACGGTCCCAGCCAGGAAACGCCAGACGCTCAGAGAACTGAAGGTGCTGGCATTCAAACTGGAAAAGAACATGATCGAAATCATGCGCCTGAACAACGAGATCACGCAAAACGAAAACAGGAAAGGGAAAGAAGGCTCGGACAACTATGAGCTGGCGATTAAAATAGACGAAAATAAACTGGTGATCAGGGAGCTGGAATTCCTACTGCTCGGCATCATGCAGGAGATCAACTCCCTCCTGGAGATCGCCTCGCAATACCCGAAATTCACCCAGGAACAATACGAGGCCGACGAGGTCAACTATTGGATGCTCCGGCTGGGACGCCAGGTAATGGAAGACATCAAGACCATGGGCCGGCCGAGCATTGCGAACATGGACGCCATCCGGATGATGGAGGTACCACAGAACGACGACTTCGCCTCATGGCTGAAGTCTTTCTCGGAGCCACTGAACTCGCCGCAGGATTTTATAAAAGGAGTCGTGATGGCCAGGCTCGAGCAACAAATGATGGCGCAGGGGCTGCAACAAGAACCACAATCACGACAAGACAGCAGCGGCGATGGGGTGCCCCAGCCAGAAGGAAAGAAGATCAAGGTCCAGAAACCGAAGGACCAAAAGGTCGCATTTTCTAAGCCAAAGGAGAAAGATGAGAAACGGTAAAATTTTTATAATAGATACATCGTTCTGGAACGACGACAAACTGATCCCAGCGCTCCCGAACTTCAAGAAAGCCAAGGAGGAGCAAGGGGTCGATGGCGTGATCAACCGGATCGGCCAGGGTCTGAAATCAGACGGCAGCCTTTATGTTGACATTGACTACGTCCAGAACATGATCCTGGAGCAAGACGCCAAGCTGCCCAGAGGTTCCTATTACTTCCTGGATCACAACCAATACAACTATGCGGTCGGCCAGGCTGCCGCCTGGGGAGCCAAACAGGCAAAGGCGGTCCATAAATACATGATCACCAGCGGTCTGATCGGAGAAATGCCACCGGCGATCGACGCAGAGGAAAACGTGCGCTGGGGCCGGCTGACAAGGGAGCGGATCGAAAGCGACGTGATCCCCATGGCCAGCGCCTACCTGGAGACCCTCTCGGCGCTTTTCAACAACAATGAGCTGTTCTACTATTGCAACCGGTACTTTGAAAGCCTGAGCAAAGGAATGACCAAATGGCAGCTGTGGCTCTCGGTGCTGAACGGAGAGGCCTACGACGGCAACAAGGACCTGGACCATTTCACGATCGCAACGATCGAGCAATGGGGCAGCTACATGGACGGCCGGCTCTTCGGGTTCGACAACGGAGCGGTCGACACCAACCGCTGGAACAAGAGCGCCGACGCCTTCTATTCCATGATGAAACGATGGAACCCGAACTCGCCGCTGTGGGCCACTATACCGGCGCCAACGCCGGAGGATGAGATCCCGATACCAGGCACCCTCTACCCAGACCTTGAAATGCCGTTATTCAGCCAGAAGAACCCACTCTGGGGATCCCAACAGCTGGGATTTGGAAACACAACCATAGCAATAGACGGATGCGTAATCTCCATTCTGGCAGCCGAATGCAAGCGCAGGGGGAAGGACACGGATCCAGGCCGGCTGAACCAGGCCCTGAAGGCCAACCAGGGGTTCGAAGGTGCCCTCGTAATCTGGGACACAATAACCAAAGTTTTCTCGGATATCAAAATGGACTGGGATAACTTCATAAGGGACGCAGCCCTGGTAACCGAGGCCAAGATCGACGCCGTGCTGGCCAGGAAGGGAACGGTGATGGTTCAGGTCGATTACAACCAGGCAACAACCGCCCTGGAGCCGCACTGGGTGTCGATTATCGGAAAGAGACTGAACGGCTACAGAGCGATGGACCCGATAGATGGATCCATTATCGACTTCAACAAGCGGTACAAAAAGCCACTCCGCATGGCCGCATTGTTGGGCCCAGAAGAAACTCCGCCACCGGTAGAACCACCGATCGAACTGCCACTCGCAGGCCGGAGCAAGTGGATCCCGATGTGCAAGGCCTTATTCTCAAACGTCAGGATCCGGACCACACCGATCGGTAGCCTTTGGAACATGACCGGAAAATACCTGCCGGTCGATAAAGAGATCGCCATCCTGGCGGAGCAAAACGACACCCAGGGCAACAAGTGGATCCAGGTCGGCATCGACCAATGGGCCGCCGAGGTCTTCAACGGAACGACCCTGATCACCCGAAAATGGTAACGTCGGCCCAAGAGGCTGACATAAAAGTGTTACCCCCAGGTTTCATAACTGGTGGTAAATTTACTTGACTTTTACCATGGGATTTGGTATCATGAACCTGCAAACACAACCACGGAAGAAAGGAGGAACCCACATGCCCGAAACATTAGTGACCACAGCACTAGGCAAGAAAGCCCTGATCGCAAAACGGCTGGCCCAATTCCGCCAAGAGCATGGCAACATTACCCAGGAAGTCCTGGCAGATCTGATCAACCAGGAGATCGTCGACACAATGAAAATCCAGAGCAAGATCACCAAAGCCACCATATCGCAATGGGAGCGTGAAACCTTCCAGCCGGATCCGTTCTTATTTGCAGCGCTGGCCGAGATGGCCGCAATGCCAATCAAGATCCTGGCGGTGAACATCCGCTCGATCCAGAACGGACTGACCTGGCAAGAAGAATAACCAACACCACGGAGAAACCAGATGAAACGAAAATGCTTTGACGACCAAGATCATGTGATCGTAAGTTTTACCCAAGGAAACATCCGCATCGCAGCAGGAACCATCCACGAGAACGAGCAAGAGGTGGTGGTCTGCAGGCGGTGCGGTTTGTTATTAGAGGACTGCCAGGAACCAGCGGCAGCCGAACCCATCCATATCCAGGATCTACCATTCTAAAGGAGGACGCAGTGAGTAACCAATTCAACAGGCAAGACCAGCAAGCAGCAGTAAAGAAAGACCTGGCGGTAGTTTCCACCAAGGAACTCGCCAAGTTACCAGGCTACAAAATGGCCTGGGCCGAGATCAAGATGATGATTACCAACGGCGTGAAACTGAACGACATGGAGGCCCACACCCTGGCGACCTTTGCCCTGGTGAACAACCTCAATCCGACGACAGGCGAATGCTACCTGATCAAGAACGAGTCCAAGAACGAAGTCCTCGGGCCGGTGGTGGGAATCAAAGGGTTCCGCCGCAAAGCCCAGGAGCAGCTCGGACCGGATGAGCATTACTTCATTTCTTACCGAGACATGACATGCGAGGCCGGAGAAGATTACCGAGTGATCGCTGAGCTTCGAGATACCAAGTCCATGCTTAAATACCTCAAGATCAGGTCAGATGCCCAGCGCATGCTGAAGGACGCCGGATCCGCAGATGCAACCAAGGACGCCAAGGAAATCGTAGGAGAGGCGCCGATCTGGGTGGGAATTGGAACCTTCCTGACCGCTGAGCGGAGTGACTACAAGGACAAGAAATACCACCCATACCGCAAGGCCAAGAAACGAGCGGAGGCCGACGCCATCCGGCAGCGGTTCAACTTCAGCTACAAGCTGGGAGAATCCATGTACGAGCAGATGGAAGACAGCCAGGTGGACTTCGAGGAAAACGGTGCCGTGGACGTTGCAGCGATTGAGGAAGACAACACGATCCCAGAAGGTGTGGTCCAGGATATCGAATTTGACAACAGCCTGCCCGACATGACGCCGGATCCAGCCACCCAGGAACAGGCAGTGCCGGCCCCATTTGCCAGGCCAATGATCCCAGCCGCCATCTTCGATGTGGTGAGCCGGTCCAAACAGAACGCCATGGTGATGGAAGTGAAGGTCACCAAGACCCAACGAGCGCAGGCCAAACACCTGCTGCAGACGATCGCAGCTGACGCCGAGCCAAAGATTCTTCAATTCCTTTTCAAGAAGTCCTCGATCGACACATTGATCGACGCCGAGGTTCATGGATTAGGATCCTGGCTGCAGGCAGAAACCACCAAGGACGGTGAGCCGAAGGTCAGCAAGATGGTCGCCACCGAGGCGCTCACGATCATCGCCGCAGATAGGAGCTAAGATGGAACACTTACTCAAGGAAATCGCAGAACGGCGCAAGGCAGCTGAGTACGACGCTGCAGAGATCGAAACTCTCCAGGCAGAACTGGAGAAGACACCGGAATACCAGCGGCTGAAATTGGCCAAGAATTCCTATAAAGACTTCACCGCAGACACGGAAACAAAGATCACCGAAGCCAAAGAGGCCGCCCTGAAGGACTACAAACTAACGCACAAGGACCCGATCGCCGGATTCATTCTGAGGGACAAGACGGTCTACACCTACACCAGGGAGGCAGCTGAAACCTGGGCCAAAGAAAATGCCAGCTTTCTCTTTGTGTTCGACGAGAAAGCCTTCAAGGAGCTGGCCAAGGGCAAAAACAAACCACCATGCGTAGCGGTCGACAAGGTACCAGAGATCCAACTGGCCTCCGACCTTTCGATGTACCTGGTGGAATTACCAGGAGAAACAGCAGGAAACCCGATCAAGCAAGAGCCGATCTTCAGCGAAGGGCCGGCAGCATGAAGAAGACATGGGTAAAGGTCAAGAGAGGATTGCTGCAGCCAAAGCACCGAGAGTCGCTGGGGATCCGGATCTGGTTATTCCTTTACATGCTGGACCGAGCGACCTGGGAGACCGGCAAGATCACCGGCTGGACCGACCAGGATGCAGCAGACGAGCTGGAGATGCCACTCCGCACGATACGAGACCAGCGCCAGGGATTAGAGGAGGCAGGCTACATCGCCTGCCTCCAGAAAGGCCAGAAACAAACCATTACGATTTATAACTGGGTGGATCCACGGCGGTACGATGGCGAGATCATGAACCGAACCGGATCAGATCTGACCATGACGCTGGGCCTGGAAGACGCCCCAGAGGGTGACACTTTTACCGCACCCCAGGGTGACACAAAAGTGTCACTCGACCAAAAGGGTGACACCGAGGGTGACACCGAGGGTGACCCAAAACTCCGCACCCTTCCATGTAATTCACATAATCACATATCACAAGAAGAACTTAGTAATGCCTGGGAATTCACCAAGGGAAATCTGAAGGCAGAAATGGGACGAGGCGAATACCAGGCATACGTGGTCCCCATCAGGCTGGCAACCCACAGTGACAACAAAGTGATACTCTTTATCCCGAACACGGTCGTGGCAGACTGGATAAGAGGAAGACTGGTCACCACGATCAGAAATAGCCTGAGAGTCCAACTGCAGCGACCACAAATGGCCGTCGAAGTCATCAGCAGCATGAAACAATTATAGGAGATGCCAATGTACAACATCATAATCGTAGCAGGAGAGCTGGTGGACAAACCCCAGGAGGTGCCATACGACGGAAAGCCGGTGGTGGTTTTCACGATCGTAGATATCCAGAACAGGAGGAACAAAGCCGGCGAACGTTACACTTTCAAGCGGCAATACCAGATCGAGGCGATCGGATCCGAGGGAGCCTCATGCATGAAGAACCTGCAGATCGGAGATAAGATCATCGCAGAAGGCCGGCCAGGAGTGAAGACATGGACGGACAAAGATGGAGTCGCAAAGGGAGTGATTCGAGTGATCACAGACCACGTGAGGTTCATCGGAAAGGACCGAGAGAACGGAATCATCCATGAGGAGGAAAAATGGGACCTTCCGGAATTACCCCGACGCCGGTTCGATGTGCCGAATACCATACTCTCAGCACAGGACTGAGGAACTCGCACGAAAAATACCAGATCATAGAGGCAACGAAAAGGATCGACCGGCACATGGATAGCTGCCCGATCTGCACAGCCTGGATGGAATACCACAGACAAAGAATGGAGGAACAAGATGAAAAACCTGGGAATACCAAAGAATAAACCGACAACGCTGGAATGCCCTACATGTAAGGACTTCGGGAGAGGAACGGTCCACCTGGTGGTCAGGCAAAACAACACCAACGGAAACTACTTTCTAGCTTGCCCGATGTACCCAGAATGCAACTACACCCACCCGATCACCGAAGAAATAAAGATGAGGGCACAGGGCCAGAAGGAGTTATTCACATGAGCGAGAAGATCAAAGCAATACCGACTGAAGAACTGCAGGACGACCTGGTGGCAGCCACCGAAGATAAAGATAACTGCGAATTTGCGATGAACCAGGGAATATTCATGTACAAATCACAAAGGGATGGCACGATCAACAACGTAAGTGAAAGGTACATGGCTAATCTCCGCCAGATTCACATGATCCAGGAGGAGCTGGAGCGGAGAGGGGAACCATATGCCCACAGCTGAGTACATGAGGAAATACCGCCAGGAGCATCCGGAGAAGGCCAAGGAGTGGTCCGACCGCTCAAATGAAGGCAGGACCCCGATAGAACGAGCGGCCCACGATGCGGTAAAGAACGCCCTGAAGAACGGAACGATGCAGGCCCAACCATGCGAGATCTGCGGAGATCTCAACTCCGAGACCCACCACGACGACTACACCAAACCCCTGGACGTTCGCTGGCTCTGCAAGATAGATCACAAGGTCTGGCACAGGGACCATGACCTGACCCAGAACCGGATCCCATTATTCCCAGGGTTCGAGACTGAGTACGTCGCAAGGACACCGCTGGCCGGCCTGCACCCCAGGATCCAAGCCATGCACAAGAGGCACGGATCCACGCTCGACAAGACCTGTAAGGATTGCAAATGGCTGATCAAACAGAATGGAGGAACAAGGGATTATTTCAAGTGTTACAAGAGCAACATCACCCACGGAGCGGCCACCGACTGGCGCCAATCCTGGCCGGCCTGCGGATTATACGAGAAGGAGAAGAAATGAAAATAATCGAATTGATCGTGATGGCGCTGGCGACCTGGAGGCTGGCCTCCTTATTCGCAAACGAGTACGGACCAGGCGGCATCTTCAGGAAGATCCGGAGCTGGACCAGGGAACACATCTCAGGATTGGACAGCGGACTGGAATGCGAGTGGTGCAACAGCGTCTGGTTTGGAACACTGATATGGGTCGCTTACCTCCTGGCCGGAAAAACCGTCGTCTATATTTTGATGCCGCTGGCATTTTCAACTGCAGCGATCGCAATCAAGATCACGCTGCAAAGCATAGGGAAGGTGGAGGTAACCAACCAATGAGCGCTTGTGTAGCATGCGGACGAGAGAACCACAACGGCTGCGACGTTTGCGAACGCTGCAGGGAAGAAATGGAGGAGTCCGAATACTTCCAAAGAATGCAGGACGAGCAGCAGCAAGAACAACAACCGGATCCGGAGGAACAATGAGTGAACACCAGCAGCAAGCGGCCCTGTTCGAGTGGGCCAATAAGATCGCAGCGCTTGAACAACACCCAGAACTCTGGTCGCTCTTTGCGATCCCAAACGTTGGGACCGGCTCAGCATTTAGAGGAGCATGGATGAAGGCAGAAGGACTCAAACCAGGGATCCCCGACACCTTCCTCCCGATCCCACGCTGGGGGTACCATGGATACTTCATAGAGCTGAAGGATACAGGGAAGAAACCAAAGAAACACCAGGAATTCATGATGGAATACCTGGCGAACATGGGCTACAAGGTGGACTGGTTCGACGATTGGGAGCTTGCCGCCAACGCCTTAATAAACTACCTGACCGGTAGAATTCAACACAGGAGGCAATAAGATGAGAATTCAGAACGCAACGATATCGGCAATAAAGGCAGACATTGCCAAGGCAGAGCTGGCCGTCACGATCAAGGTTCACTTGAACCAGGAGACCATGGCCACGGCCCAGGAACTATCCAACTACACCGGCGAGGATCCCACCAGGATGGATGTGGACCTCTGGCCGCACCAGCTGCGCCTGTTCAACGAGGCAGGGGTACCGCCCACGCTCGTAAGCGAGAGCGACCTGGAAGAAGAACACAACGTGATCATAGACGACGACACGGAATGGGTCCCACGTGCGCCGGAGATCATCATGACCCCGATCGATCCGGACTCTGCAGAAGGAATGGCAATCCACCACCTGGTAGAAGGAGAGCTGCCACTGACCGAGGAAGAAAAGAGCCACCTGGTGGACGTCAAGAAAGAGATCGACGGATCCTGGGAACCAGAAACGGAGGAGAAATGAAAGAGAACATGACCATCGATGAGAAGATCCAGGAATTCGAGAAGGTAAGGACGAAGGCACTGGTCATCATGGAAGGAATGAAGCTAGGTAGCTTTCCAGGTACGAGGCAGGAGCAGATCGCCAAGCTGGACCAGGCGATCTACACCATGGGTCAGATCGGCCGAGCAGCGCTGGTAGCCTTGAAGAATCGCCGGCAGACGATAGCGGTAACCTTTGACGAGAACCGTCCCGACACCCTGGTGGTAACGGTCAAACCGGATCCGGAACCGATAGTGATCAAAGCACAGCTGGACCGGATCATTGAGGCCTTGGAACTGGCCAGGAACGCAGACCACATCAACGGAAACTGACCAGTAAAGGGGCTTGACTTCCTGAAATAAGTGTGCATAATAGAGGATGCAGGTGGGCAACAGGGGCCACGGCCGCAAGCCTGAACCCACCTAGCACCCAACCTAACCAGGAGAAACCAGATGACACAAAGAGCAAACTACGAGGCACAAAAGAAGGCCCAGGATCCAACATCAGCCCTGAACCATTACCAGAACCACCTGGCAGAGATGGAAGGGCTGGCATACCGGATCGACAAGGCCCTGACCCAGATGCGGAAGGACATGAACCACGACCCGAATGCCATCCACTGGGGCCACGTAGGATCCGCCAGCGACATGCGGCAGAAACTCCAGGATTTCGTTGATCAGGCCTTCCAAGAAGGCGAATACGCCGAACAGGCAGAAGGAGAGACACGAGATGGAACGAGATAAAGCCAGGATTTATGATTGTTTCAACAAAGAACGGAGGATTACAACCATGATCATCGCCAAGGATAAGATCGGAGCAGAGGATGTAATCATCGAGAGCAAAGGAAACCCATCGGACTACCTGCTGGCAGATAGCGACCGCCAGATCATGGACGACCACGTCGGCACTTACCGGATCCTTTCAGGACTGGTAAAAGGATACCTGGGCCTGAAGGAAGGGCTACTGGAGACCAGCAAATACCGCAGCCAGCAATTCAAAGACCTGCAGACGCTCCAGGAGCAATACATCCACGGAGACCAGGAGCTGGTGAAGAACCTGATCGAGCGAAAGCACCTCATGGTCAACATCTGGGCAGCAGACAAATGGATCACCGAGCTGGAGATCAGGAAAAAGAACACGGCCAAGTCCATCCACAAGTTGATGGAGAGCCGGCACATCCCAGCCGCACGGTTCGAGATCCCGATCGAAACCAAAGACACCGGAACCACGGTCCGGTTCAAGTACGACAACGACGGAAAATGCTGGCTTGACGGAGAGCTGGTGAAGGCATAGAGGAGAGAGAAAATGAAGGATTATCAAGGCGACAAGGCGTTGGAGTTGAACAAGCAGGTTATCAAACTTACGGAGGATGTCAAAGTTCGCGATGGCTTACTCGCACAAATGGCATCTGAAACTGGCGCTGAAATTCTACGTCTCCGCGCCGAGATAGATAGGTATGACAAAATATGCACAGAGGTACGGAATGAATTAACCGCCGCTGGAATACCGGAACTAACCGAGGACAGGCTGACGGTTGTCCCGTTGGCAAAGCGAGTTGCGTTACTCCGCTCCGAGTTGGAGCGTGTGAAGGCAGA